CATATTTCACATCAACATACAATTTTGGAGTTGCTGAAATTTCTTATATGAGAATATCATCACCATCTACAGCGCCAGGTTACTCTACCGATAAGGTACAGGAAGGCTATGCAGTTGGAGGTGCTCTACATAGATTTAAGATACCTCTAGTTTGGGGTGTTGAAATGTGGGACGATAAAGATACTGGTTTAGCCGCTGATAACCGTTGGGATGTTGGTGGATTGTATAGTATTAGTCCAAGTCTATATGCAACAGCACATAGGACGATTAATGACGACCTAGGCTATACTGGAAACTACTATGGTTTGGTATATAACATATATAGCGATAATGACCATAAAGCAAGACCAGACCAAAGGGACGGCTTGGAATTTGGTGTTTATCTACACGATAAAGAACAAACTAGCGTCTATACAGGTGCCCATACTGATTATAACCAACAAATTATTGGCTCAATTAGATGGAAGTTTTAATGCTAGGAGGGTTGACAGGCTTAGCGTTTTATGTTATATTATAATAATAGCATTTAATTGTTAGCTGCAATTAAATTATAGTGCAAGGAAGTGCTGTCTTACCAGAGGCGGTAACTTGACTTTCGAGGGGTTGTACCCAGGCTAGTTGTGGAAAACACAAAGAGTCACATCATTGACAGATGGCGGGAGGTTGCTGGGGTTATAGAATGGTATCTGTGTCTCTGGCTTGTAGGTGTAACCAAGTCCTACCTATTTTGCTATAACAAAGTATTATAAATAATAATAATACAATAATACGAAAATACATTAATATAGGAGAATATAGAAATATGGATTTCGCACAATTAAAACAAAGTCGTTCTAACTTTGATAAACTAACAAAAGCATTAGAACAAAACCTCAATCCCGAGGATAAATCAACATCAAACAAATACCAAGACGATAGAATCTGGAAACCAGAACTAGATAAAACTGGAAATGGTTATGCAGTAATTAGATTTTTACCAGCAACGGATAAAGAAGATATGCCGTGGGTAAGAGTTTGGTCTCACGCATTTCAAGGACCAGGTGGTTGGTATATTGAAAATTCATTAACAACATTAGGCAGAAAAGATCCAGTAAGTGAAGAGAATACTAGATTATGGAATACTGGAGTTGATTCTGATAAAGATATAGCTAGAAAGAGAAAGAGAAAATTATCTTACTATTCTAACATATATGTTGTAAGCGATCCAAAGCATCCAGAAAATGAAGGTCAGGTAAGGTTATTCAAATTTGGTAAAAAAATATTTGATAAGATTACAGAAGCAATGCAACCAGCATTTGATGATGAAAAACCAATCAACCCATTTGATTTTTGGCAAGGTGCAAACTTTAAGTTAAAAATTAGAAAAGTTGATGGATTTTGGAACTATGATAAGTCTGAATTTGAGGCTGTTTCCCCAATTGCAAGTGATGACGAACATATCAAAGCATTATGGGCTAAGCAGTATGCTCTACAGCCTTTCCTAGCCGATAGTAATTTTAAATCTTATGAGGATCTTAAAGAGAAACTTAATAGGGTAATTACAGGCAAAGGAAGCAATGGTGCTACAACGGCAGCTGAAGTGGAACTCCCACCACAATCTGCTAAACCATTGAAAAGTGAAGAAGCGCCTGCTCAAGTAAGCAAGGTGAATGATGAGGACGAAGATACCTTATCATATTTCAGTAAACTTGCTGAAGACGAGTAATATCTCTCTCTAAAACTTCTGAACTTTGAAGGGGGGACCGAAAGGTCTCCCCTTTTTTATTGGAACTCTTATAAATATCCGTATGGCAAGTGTATTAGATAGTTTAGTAGATAAACAAGGCGATTCAGTCAAATCGGCTGCTTGGTATCAAGCAAATGTCCGTAAGATTGCAGGTAGGGCTACAGCAAGACAATTAATGTCTTCTGGTAAATTGAATAGCAGACCAAGTACAGGTAGGTTAAATATGTTTTTTTATGACCCTAAAACAAAAGTCAAACTGCCTTATTATGATACATTTCCATTAGTGCTACCTTTAGAAGGAATTAGAGGTGGGTTTATGGGTATGAATTTTCATTACTTACCACCATTATTGAGATTTAGATTATTGGAACTTATGCAAAGATATGCTACAAGTCCTGATTTAAAATCTTCAACAAGAATGGATGTAAGTTATGATAGAGTTGCAGCTTTACCAATAGTTAGACCAACAATTAAAAAATATTTATGGTCTCACGTTAGATCAAACTTTTTAAGGATAGATATACAAGAGGCAGCTATAGCAGTACATTTACCAGTACAACAATTCAAGAAAAGGTCAGCACAATATGTTTGGTCACAAAGTAGGAGAAGAATTTAATGGCAATATTAAGAGGAGGTAGACGTATCGGTAATATGGATATCCGTATGGGTATTCCTAGAGATAGGTCTTTGGATAATGTTGCAGGTGATAAAAGACTTAAAAGAACTATGGGAACAAGTCCTGAATCTGCTATGGGTAGATTTATGGGTTATGTTATTGAAGGAGAAGGATTTGCTAAAAGTAATAAATTTTTAGTTGATTTTATTTTACCCCAAGGTGTTGACCAAGGTTTTGATACCGTGGATATGGGAGGTGCTGATGTTGCTGCTACTATTCCATTTGAGGAAGAAGTTAGATATGCTACAAAGACAGGTGATATGCAACAAGTTAAAACTTTACAAAGAGGTTTAAGAGCATATTGTGATACAATTGGTTTGCCTTCAAGAAATATTGATACAACACCATTTAGAACTTACGGACCTAAAAGAGAAATACCTTATTCATATAGTTTTTCAGGTGAGCTTACTGCTACTTTTTATTGCGACAAGTATTTAAGACAAAGACAATTTTTTGAAATGTGGCAACAAGCAATATTTAACCAAAATACTCACAACTTAAATTTTTATGATGAGTATGTTGGTGGTATGAGAATATACCAATTAGGGGCATTTTCAGGAGGCAATACAGATCAAATGGGTGGAGAAGGTACTAGAGACAGAATTTCTTACGGTGTTACCTTGTATGAAGTTTTTCCAAAAACAATTACAGAATTAGGTATGGATTTTGCTAGTGCCGAAATACAAAAGATTTCCGTTGGATTTCAATATAGAAAATGGGAGAATTTTACATTTGACCAAATGGGTAATTATACTACAGGAACTGGATTTAGTCAACCTGTGGTTAAAGAAGGAAGAGTGGGATTATTGAACAGCATTTTAGGTAAATTACCACCTGAAATGAGACGTGCTGGTAGAGACGTTGTTCAAACAATAAGAAGAAATCTACCAATTGGGCCAATAACTGGTGGTAGAGTATTTCCACCATTTTTATAATTATAGAAGGAGTAAATTATGGCATTACCGATAGCCAATACGGCTAAATATGAGTTGACTTTACCGTCTCAGCAAAAAAAGGTAGAGTATAGACCTTTTCTTGTTAAAGAGGAAAAGATTTTGCTACTTGCATTAGAATCTGGAAAACCAGAGGAAATGTTAAAAGCAGTACAAGAGATAGTTAAATCTTGTACCTTTGGGACTATGAATCCCGAAGAATACCCAATGTTCGATTTAGAATATGTGTTTTTGCAAATTAGAGCAAAGTCAGTTGGTGAAATTGCAAAGTTAAAAGTTTTATGTCCAGATGATAAAAAGACATACGGCGAAATTGAAGTTGATTTAACAAAAATAGAAGTTTTTGTTGATGATGACCACACAAACAATATTGTGTTAGATGAAAACAGAAAATTAGGTGTTATATTAAAATATCCTGGTTTGAAAAATCTAACAGGTTCTATGCTTGGTGGGAATACTATTAAAATGTCCGATTCATATAAATTGGTTGAAAGTTTAATTGACCAAGTATATGAAGGAGAAAATATTACCTTTGCTAAAGACGCTGGAAAAGATGAAATGAAAGCATTTGTTGAAAGCCTATCTTCGGAACAGGTAAAAAAACTTATGAAATTTTTTGAATCAGCACCTAGACTTGAACATAAAGTCAAGGTTACCAACCCTAAAACAAAGGTTGAGAGTGAAATTACATTAAGAGGCTTGTCCGATTTTTTCGGATAGCCCTTTCTCACGATTCACTACAGAATCATTATGAGACTAACTTTGCTTTAATGCAACATCATAAATATTCGTTGAGTGAATTGGAAACAATGGTGCCTTGGGAAAGGGAAATTTATATTAATTTGTTAATAAATCACTTGAAAGAAGAAAAAAGAAAACACGAAGAAAGAGCTCAAAGAGGAAAATAAAATGTTAGAAGAGAGTTTATCGAAGGCAAAGAAAACAGGCATTGACACTATTAAAATGGTGTGGGAATTTTTTACAGATGAAATACCACACGTTTTATCTAATTGGAGATTTGTTCCAAGAGCAATGATGTTATTGTATTGCTACGCTTTCTATCAAACTATGAACTGGTTTATGGCATTACCTGAACCTAACAACGCACAAGCTGGTTTTGTATCAGTAGTTGTTGGTGCTGGCGCTGCCTGGTTTGGTTTATATGTTAATAGTGGCGGAGTTAAAAAAGCACCGAAGAAAAAAGAATTAAAAGAAGAACAAATTGGTTAAATTAAATGGTAGATCAATCAAAAATTTTTAGTAAAGGTAAAGCAGAGGATTTTAATAAGATTCTTACAAGGCAAAAGAAGGACGAGTCTGATCCGAAGTTTGCCATATCTGATTCTTTACAAGAATATCAGCAACAATTAGAACAGTCAGCTGGTTATCAGAATCAGGTAATGCTTGACAAGGCTCAGATACGACAAGATGTAATTAATTTTGTTATTGATTACAGTATTTCAGACCTTGACCAATTAAAAGGTATGGATTTTGATGAGGCTAAAACACAACAAAAGACTACAGAAAAGAGTATTAAAGAGTTTGAAGGATTGCGTAAAAAAGATGTATTAACAAAAGAAGAAATAATATACATTAGAGAAACCGTAGGTAAAACAAATGCTCAATTGGGAAAAGTTTTAGGCCTTTCAACTAAATTGTCATTGGCATTTAGAGATTTCAAAAAAGAATTAAAACCACTTAAACTTGCCAGAAGAATAGGTCTTACACACGTACCTATTATTGGTAAGAGAATAGAAAGAGCAATTACAGCTGAAGAAGACGCTGAAAGAAAATCATTAGGATTAAAAAGAACATTACGTAGAAAAGGGGCAAAGAGTTCCATTAAAGGTGGTGGTGGTGCAAGTGCAGGTCTTGGCGCTTTAGGAGGAAAATCTTCAGCAGGAGATAAAGAGGATTTGGCTCAAAGGGCGACTAGAGATTTATTTGGTGACCAAGAACCATCTAAAGCGGCTGGGTATAGTAAAGAAACTGCTGTTGAAGAAGAACGAGAATCAGATAAACAATTTGAAACATCATCAAATTTATTAGAAAGAATACTTGAAGAAAGTGAATTAACAAATGAATTATTAGGCGCAGATAAGAAGAAGGATAAGAATAAAAAACAAAGATCACTTTTAAGTAAATTATTATTACCTTTAGCAGCTCTAACAGGTCTTGGTGCGATAATGACTAGCTCCATAAGTCTTTTAGGATCTACATTAGGCAATTCAATGAGTTCATTGTACCAAGGTACAAGATCATTGTTAGGTTTAAATAAGAAACCAATCAACACACCAGCACATATAAAACAGAAAAATAAAGTGAAATTAAAACCGCCAAGGAGCGCCCCTCCTTTGGTGGCTAAG